TCCAGCGCCGTAGCCGTTGCTATACATGCCGCCAAATGAATACTGCCCGGCACCAAAACGGTCGGACATAATTGCAGGGGCTAGCTGTGCATCAACCTGCACTTTATCTTTACTGCGGATGCCTATGGCTTCGAGTAATCCCATGAGCAGATTTTCTCAAAAAGTCAAGCATATTTACGGAAAGGCGCGCCACGCTTAAATGTAGATTTTGGCCTCACTAATTGGCTTGGATAAGTGCATGACGGCCATAGCCATGCTAATCGGAGCGGCCACGCTGCCCTGTGATTTTTTTCTGACTATGCGCCAGCCATGCTCCTTTGAACTGCTAGCCACGTTGTTCATCTGCTCATCGAGCTCTGGCTGACCGCCATGCACCACGCGCTTATTATCAATGGCATCTTTAAAGGTCGAGCACGCGGTATAAAACTGAGCACCGATACAAGGCTCTAATTTAAGGCCGCTATTTACAAGTCGCTCGGCTATGGCAAAAGTCGTATACGAGTCATGCAGGATTAATTTAGGGTGCCACTTATCGGCCAACTCTTTTATATCTACGGCTATTTGCAGCTCATTGACAGCTACTAAACTTTCCCAAGTTTTAGCAAGTGCCAGACCTATACGGCCATCGGGTAGCAAACTAGCTGCGATAAGTGAGGCTGATCGGCGCGTGTGCGGGTCTACGTCAAATGCAAACATCGTAACCATGCCCGGTGACATAACCATATCGGTGTCGGCTAAATCTTCCCACGATCCAGGTGTCCAGGGGCTAGTCATGCCAGTATTTACAAACTGGCACAAGGTCTCGGTACGAGCAGCCATGATCGTACTAGTTGCGATGGTCTCCTCGATCGACTCCTCGCTAATAAGCAGGCCAAGACTAGGGTTAGCCTGCGCCCATGCCTGGCGATCCCAGATGTCACAATTTTCATCCGCGCTGTACTCGTAAAACCCTAGCGACTTAGGCGGCTTGGCCATCGAGCGCTCGCGCATGTGTATCAGCACATCGCTATCAGCTGCGCCAGCATTTGAAGTATAAAACCGCTGCGAGTTAGGCCGTGTCAGGGTTGTAGATTTACTGGCATCCATAGCGGCTTCATTGACCTCGCGCAGCTCATCGATCCATAACATATCGGCCGTTAGACCGCGGCTGGAGTCTGAGTTAGCAGCTACAACTTCGAGCACCGCGCCATTTTCTAGGATCAAGCGCTCCTTGCCGTTGCTCTTACGGTAGGCGTTTTCGATCTTGCCATCTTTAACCTGCGCTAATAAAAATGGGTTGCGTGCCACGATGTCTGCAATAATTTCCAGCGAGCGCTCAGCCATACGCCGCTGGCTCGACATCATTAAAATGTTGCGCTCATCAAAGCAAAACAGACCTGCCAGTACGCGCATCCGCAGCATGTGAGATTTACCCGACTGCCGGGCGCAAATGAACAGGCTGGACTTCTTAATAAATTTTCCATCATCAGATATGGAGCACATGTCATCTAAAATAATTCGCTGCCAGGGTAAAAGGGGCTGCCCGATCTTTTCGGCAAGCTCTGCGATCTCACCGCCACGGGTTTTGGTCTTTAGCCAGGGCGTGTGGAGCCGTGGGTAAATAGCCCCCATCAGCGGCGGTGGACTTTGTACCAATACTGGCTTCATCTGGCTAGCTTTCCTTAGTCATCGGGCCTGTATGAACCTTTGTTACCGTCTCAGGGGAGATACGGAAAGGAAAATCAGGGGGGGTAGCAGTACTGGCTAAAAAAACGGCTAATGGCTTAGCGTTCTTACGTGTATTGCATCGCTTGCAGCAAGCTACTAAGTTATCTACAGATATGGCGTTAGCCAGGCTACTGTCTGTCTTTAAAGGTACAACGTGATCGACCTGGTTGGCCTCTTGGCCACAATACGCACAAGTAAATTGATCGCGGTACAAGACCGCCAACCTTGCCTTCTTATAGCTCTGCTTGGTACGTGGGTTGCCTCGTCTTGATGCCATTAGTAATGGCCTCGCTTCTTATGATGAGCCAATGCTTTACATGTATCACCATCGTATCGATGATCGATGTACTTTAAACCTAAATCTATTTGCTTAAATGGATTAGTTTCTGTCATCTTTAACAGCTGAGGTATACCAAATGCGCTGCTCTTACGGTTCTTAGATACCGGGTTCCATTGTGACTCATTACGCCACAATATAACTAAGCATCTATATTGCTTATCATCTAATACTTTCATGTGAGCATATAACTTATATAACTCACTACCATTAGTATTTGATGCTTTTGCTTGCCCTGTTGCAACCGTTGTAATTACAAATAGCGCGGCCCAAATAGTGAAGTGTCGCAGGCGAGCTATCCGCGGTTGCGGCTCGCTATAGCGACTGGAGCGTAGCATCCCTGTCAAGTATCGTTTCATAGGTTGTTCACCGTACACGCCCTGCTTTAGATATAGCAGTTAATGCAACATCGCCCCAGGCAGCTAGAAAGGTTGTAGGAAAAATTGTTTTTTCTTTTCCTTTATGCAGAAACCTAATTTCGGTTAAAGACTGCCATTCGGCTATTCCGTCTGCACCTTGCCAAACCTTTCTTCTCCAACTGCCCTTTGTGTGAGGTAATAAAGCAACTCCGTTTTTATGAGTATTTAGGCGCTCTATCCAGGGTTCGATATTACTGAAAGGCGGGTTGCACCACACTAATCCTTTCCATTCTTGGGTCAAGCCGTCATCTGCCTGCGTGTAATACTTCTTACAAGGTATCCAGGGCACGCCGCCAGGCGGTGCTGCAACGTCGATGTCAAAGGTTAAACCGAGCAAGTCAAACACCCATTTAGGGGTGTAGTGATCGTTTGTTGATAATTCGGTTTGATCTAAATTAAATAGCGCATCCTGTATTTTCATGCCTCTAAATCCTGCTTCCAGCTCATAACACCGAGTACGCCGCAGCCGTTGCACTCCATGACATGAACATAATCGGGTAAGTTTTCAGTTACTACGACTATTTTGTGGTCTGTTTTGGCCTTGCATACACGGCACTCAATTAAGGGCATCGCCATGCACGCTAGCTTTTAGATTTTCAATAGGGAAAAGGTCATCCTGAGTTACCCAATAATTACCCTGCCGAGCGTTTAGGTAGCGTGATGTTCTAGCCATCGCTACAGGTATCCAGCCAGCCAGGCGATAGCAAGGGCTATGCCCGGTAACTAGGATTACAACGTCTTGTGCTCGATCGGTCGAGTTAATAATGGCGCAGCCGTTTTCGTATTTAGTCCATTTGACTTCGATGCGGCTACCTACATCTGCCTGCCCCTTGTAAGTGTTTAACGTAGCCCTAAAATTGCGTATGCCAAAATACTGCGCTACAGCCATCTCGGATGCCACAGCTTCGGCGTGCTCAGCTATAAACTCATGCAGACTTATAGCCTTATTAAACCTACCTACATGATCTGGCCTTGATGCTCTGGCCAGTACACGTGCTAGGCCTATTTCATGTGCCTCGATTTCCTGAGCATAATCCAATATGACTTTATGCACGGTTGCACTCTAAGCAAATCCATAGTTTATCGTCTACGTATTTGCCATCGATCTTGCAAGCAAAATGCTGGCCTTTATCACACCACTCAATAGCAGGCGGTTGCACCTGGTCACGTATTTCGGTGCCATCCATCTGTATCGTTAAACGATCGCCTGTCTTTAAATTAATCATCTCAAAATCGCCGCTCATTTACTTCTCCCATCGTGGTGCGCATTGTGGCTTGGCCTTCGATGGACATACCCATCCTTTATATTTGTTGCCTGTCTTACTGCTTATGCCTTCTTTGTAGACCATGCGGCCATGCTCGCAGGTCTCGGCTTGCTCGGTAATTACTCCACCTAACGCGCCTTTAATTAAGTCCAGCCCGGTAGCTAGTGGCTCTGCCGTGCCTTCGGGATGTACTACCCACGGATCAACCTCGGGTGCAGGTGCAGTCTGTTGCACTTGTGCCATGTTCTCTTTAGTTGGTCGATGCTCACTTGGCATTAATAAACTGATGCACCTACCGATGGCGCTCGTTGTAGTGTCCTCAATAAACCAGCGCTTCATATTTTCTCGGTAAAAGGCCACGTTGCCATAGGCAAAATCCACAGCTGCAGGCACCATGTCCTCATGTTCACGATATACGGCAGCTCTGACCAGCACATAGCCAGCCTGTAGGTCTACCTCAACGATCGATGCTTCAATGCGCCCAGATATGTACTCGGCTCTAAAACGCTTGATGCGTGTATTTACATCCTCATAATCATCCAGGTTAAACATTACGCACCTTTTTCTGAGCCTTCGCGTGGTCGTAAAGCGCTGTTATTTCCTCATAACTAAGGCATTTGCAAAAGAATACGAAGCCGTTATGTAGCTTAATTGCTTCACCTTTTTTATGGCATTTCTTAAACATTTAGCACCTGCATCTCTGCCTCTACGGCTGCTTGCATTTGATCTGCTAGTGACCAATGGATAAACCCACCTTTACCGTCTGGCCATGTCTCAGCCTGGCGCTTGTGGTAATTGCAGTACGCACGTGTAGCGCCCTTTGACTTGATGGTGACCGATACTGTAATGATCGTTGCAATAGGCACGCACTTATCGCTAAAAGTCCAGGTCTGGGTCTTAGTGTCAAAATTGCCGAACTCTGCTTTACAGTCGGTGCAATATGTACCAGTAGGTGCAGCCTTAATCATTTGCTTACCGCCTCACGTGCGCGGCGCTCACCGATGCGGATGCCTACTGCTCGCCCGG